AACTGTTGAAGTTTGAGGAATTACCGTTCCTATTCCTTTAAACGCATATTGAGAACTTTCACCATTGACAGTTATGTTGTTGTTTCCACAAGTTAATGTAGCACTTCCTTCAAGAGTTATAGATACAACTTCAGGATTTGTGCCATCTGCAATTACTGGGTCGTTTGATACGTTTGGAATTATAACTTCATCTGCACTTGTAGGAACTCTATCAGTTACGCCAGTTGTATTCCAATTAGCTGCGTCAGTCCACGCTGTATCTGATGCACCATCCCATGTATTAACAGCCATTAGGCCACCTCACTTACGAAGACAATTTCAGAGTATATAGGAGAAGCCATTCACTAAATGGTCCCCTGTGCAAACACTATACAGTTTCCTGCATCTAATGTATCCGTTCCAGTTCCTAATTTAATTCTAACACAGATTTGTTTTAATCCAGTAGTAGATATTGTTTTAATTGTTCCTGATGCTGCTGCTGTTGTAATGTTATCACCTATTTGCGCCCAATGACTTCCTGCGGCTGCTGCCGTTGAAGGTGCAGTTGGGCCTCCAAACAAAGTTCCAAACACTTGCGTAGTATAATCTCCAGTGTGTGTGTTCCTTATTTGTATGGAAATCCTGTCAAATGCCGTAACATCAACTGGGTCTATTACAATAACGTAATTAGTAGTCAAATTCTCGTCTGCATTGTTTAATACATTTAAGACTTGTTTACCGCCTGTTAATCGTTTTGCTTGAACTTTGTTTTCTGTATCGCCTAAAACACTTGAGTTTGCCATTAATCAGCCCTCTTGGATTTCTTAAGTCCTTTAGGCTTTTTAACTGTTTCGCATTTACAAGCGCCCTTGCATTTGTAACTGCCCTTTGGACAATCTACTTTTTGCTTTTTGGACTCTCTAACAGGTTCGCTGTGAACTTTAGGCTCTCTGAGGTGAGTCTTAAGCCCTGCACCAACCCTGTGTTCAACGACTTCTTCAACTTTTTGGAAGTCTCCACGAGTTTCAAGTCTTTCAATGAACTCGGCATCTTCGACTTCGATAACCTGTCCTTTGTTAACAAATAACCTGCCCCCATGGCGCCTACCGATAGTAACGCCAACGGGGTTGAGATTCTTAAATTTTGCCATTTAAGATACCTCATCTAAGCTAGGTTCAAGTCAGTTATTTGTCCACTTGTGTTAAATCTGTATACGATTAACTCACCAGCAGTGATGAAAGCAAATTGCTTTTTCAATGCGTTGGTTGTAACTAAGTTTTCACTTGCAATGTAAGTTGTTGGTGCTGCAATTCTAAGTGCCATTGCAGTTTTATCTAACAAGTAAATCTTAGATGCTGAGTCTTTTGTAACGTGTTGTGATACGAAAATTGGTATTCCGTCATAATATCCTACACGAGTATCGAAGTTCAAACCAGCTTCACCAGCTACTCCATTCAATGAAGTTGCTGCTTGCTGTCTGATGTCAAATTGTCCTAGACTTCCTGACAATACAGATAGTTTACTTTTTATATTGTATAATGTATCATGTCCAGTTAAGAAGAACAAATCTTGATAATTTGCACCATTTTCTAAAGATGCTTTAATCAAATCATCTAAGTCTGAAATTTCAAGAGCTGCTGGAGTTCCTGCTGAACTGTGTTGAATCATAGCTGCTGGTTGCATCCATTCGGTGTAACCTGCTGCGCCTCTGTCTACTAAGTACATATCTTCAATGTTTGCATCATAATTACCGTCTGCTGCAACTCCTGCTGTAGAAGTAGTCATTCGGTCAAGTGACTCAAAGTTGTTGTTAGCGTCATCTTGTGCAATAGTTGCTGCATCTCCGTCGTGACATGAAGCTAGTAACTGTTTATCTAGGTAGAAAGCGTGTGCTTCTCCGTTTTCTTTTCTCAAGAAAGCTGCTAGACCTTTAATTCCGTCATCTGCGTCAGCTAGTAACTCTGCTCTGGTTGTTGTGTCCCAGCGTGTAGATACTTCTTTGATGGTTGCACTCATTTCTTTGAGTTCTGGTTGGTCTGCTGTACCTAATGATTGACCTTCTGCAATACCTGTGGTGTTTGCATGTCTTTGATACATGACTCTCCATCCAGATTGTGTCCATCCTTCTTTATTCAAAAGTTTGAATACTTCTGACCTTGTGTTTAGCTGATTAAATACAGATGCTCCAAACATTACGTTAAAGTAATCAGTATCGCCTGTTGTTAATTCAGTTGCGCTCTTTTTTATTCCATATCTTTTTGAGATACCTAATGTCCCGCCGTAATAAGCGTTAACATAGTCCTCGAAACTTGTTCCGTTGCTCATATTTTTGTTTCCTCTCCTTTCATGTATGCAACTTCATCCAATGATTTGGAGAAGTTAAACCAATCGGTTTTTTCATTAACTGCGGGAGTGTCAAGTTTTGGTGCAGGTGTTTTTCTGCGACCAGAATATACGTTAATTCCGTATTTCTTTAATGTTTTTAGTGATTTATGTAAGTCTTCGGCTTTTCGGGCAACAGATTTCTCTTCTTCTTCTGCTTCCTCTTCTTCTTCTTCCTCTTCTTCCTCTTCTTCAGCCTTTTCTTCTTCTTCTGGTGCTTCCTCTTCTTCTTCCTCTTCTTCCTCTTCTTCGGCCTTTTCTTCGCCTGCTGCCATTTCTTCTAAGTAAGCCATGACCTCTTTGAGTTTTCCTAGAGTTTGCTCCATATCCTTGTAAAGCTCTTCATGCTTATCAAGTTCTGCTATCGGTTCTTCGAGAGCCTCACTTTTCTCTGCTTCTACGACTTCTTCGTCAGCAGGTGCAGCGTGTGAATCTCCACAAGTACATTTGCTCATATGTGTGCATTATTCGGGACTATCTATATAAACAATAGAAAATACTCGGGTTATTGTTTGTTAGGGTCGAAATTTGCACGGCCTACTGCATCTCTAAGTTTAGTTCCACTAGTCATACCACCAGTTCCATCTGGTTTTTTGTATGGCTTACTAAATTTACCTGGATTTCTCCATAACTCTGCACACCATGCAGCCTCATTCCTAATTATTGCACGTGCGCCCGTAAATTTATCACCAGTAAAACCACTTAACTTTCTTGCAGACAGCTTGCAATTAGCCATCCATCCACCTGGTGGTTGTTTTGCACCGCCTTCTGGTTTATCTTCATTTTTAGGTTTTTTCTCTATAAAACTACCAAACTTTATCATGCGCATTACATCATCTAAGTAATTATTTGTCTTCTGTAAGCGTTCTGTTTTTATTGTACAAGGACACTCTGCTTTAGTTATATCTGATACGTTTTTTGTACTCCACATCTTACAAGACCAATATCGTGCCTTATGTTTAGGACCTGGATTGTCGCAGTTGTGTCTTGCTCTAAATTGTCTACGTTTAGCAGGGTCATCTCGCTTTATATCCATATTAGGGTCTCCAAATTTAACCTGCACTACATTGCCTTTCTCGTTTTTAACGTAAACTCCAAACTTCTTCTTATCTCCAGACAATCTACGTGGTTTGTTTAACTCTACTTTGCGACCTTGATACTCTGCTTTTTCAGCTTTTACTTTACTTTCTAAACTCTTACTCCAGCTATGTCCTGCATTTCCACCCATCATCTTCCACATAATCAAACCTTTACTAGGTCTTTTCTTATTATCAAAGTTCTTGCCCTGTGGGTCTACTGTCTCATGTCTTCTATAATACTTGTGAATCTTCATTGCCATTGAATAAGTTACATATTGTTTATTAATTAAGTGTGCGTTAATTGCCTTTGTAACGTCTCCACCACCATATCCAAACTCTTTACGAAGCTCTCTACCTCTAATTGCTTCCTTTTTAACTCCTTGAGGTATCTTGTACTTTTCTATCTTTGTAAGAATATTATCAAGCGTGTCTGATTTACCGAATCTTCTGGCTTGTATGGCCCTTTCCTGACGTATAGCTCCTGCTTTACTGTCATGGCAGCCTAGAAGTCTTCGGTTCTTCTTAGCGTATAAACAGTATTTACCCTTTTTACGCTCTATTATCTTCTCTACCATTCCTTCTACTTCATCCAAAGTAACCTGTACACTCTTAGATTTAGCCATTGCAACTTCCGTGACTTTAGCCTCAGGGTTAGCTGGATTATCGCCAACCCAAGATATGCTCCAAAGAGAAAGCTCGTTGATACGATTGTGGCAGTCGTTTTCTGAACGGCAAACTTTCTCCTGGTTTGTGGCTTCACCACGGATACTACTGGCTCCTGTTGGGCCGTAATCTTTAATCTCTTTCCACACTTTATCGTGCATTCCGATTTTACTGTGTATTCCTACTCTAATCTTAACTTTACCGTCTTTAACTTTGTAAGCCAGGGGGAGTCCGATAGGCATCTCCTCATGACGGTATGAATATACGCCATAGCGCATGTAAAAATCCATGGCCTCTTTGATAGTCTCTGTGGGTATCATGTCGTTCTGTTTGTCGACGACTGGAGCGGAGATATAGGTCTCCATTACTCTGCCATTATACCACTCTGGTCGATAAGTTATCCACCCTGTATCTTTTGCAACTGCCACAAATAACGCACACATGAACGGATATAAAAAGAAAAATATTTACTCGGGTTGCCACATAACACACACACTTGTGTGCATTATTTGGTTATCGTTTCTTGACTCCAATCTGTTGTCTAGCTATCTCACTTAGGCGAGCTGCTAATTGTTGCGCCATAAGTTCAGGCACTTTGCGCTTGTTTTTATCGTATGCACGGCCTAAAAATCTGCGAGGCTGAGTTCCTTTTACCCAAATGGTAGAATTAACCATCTCTTCATCCATACTTTTACGGCCTGCCCACTCTGTTAACGCACCATCTGGAGGTCTGTAATTCGGCCTGCCTATTGCTGGCCCTGTTCCATATTCCATATGGCCCGCATAACTTACATTATTGCCTACTACCTTACGCATTGGCTCATCATCAACTCCACGGAATCCCATCTGCATTATACCTGTATCATAAGCTCCGCCATCTTTACCATCTTCTGACCGATTATATTTATCTGCTACATTCTTCATAGCGTCTTCTAATATCATGTGTGCAGTATCTGTCATTGCCTTGTCTAAAGCATCATAAGATTCACTAGGTAATTTTCTAAAAAACTCATCCAGCAATTCATCGTTTTTAATCCTAATTGGATTGCTCATTTGTAACCTAACACAGTCTCAATATCGTCATCGCCGTATTTCTTTTTCCACTTCTTATCAATATACTTCTGCGCTTTCTCATAGTAATCAACACGCTGCTTTTTTTGTGCATGAAGGCGTGTTTGTCTATCTAAATTCTTCCATGCTCTTTCTGTCTCGCACTCTCCACAGAATCCGTTAGCCGCTATGTGGACTGTCATTGCTCCTCTTAAACATTTTTTACACTGTTTGCTCATACTATCCTCACTAATTGTGTTCTTTGATTAGGATGTAATAAGGAATGTCCTCTTAAATTCATCCTATACTTTGAACCAACTTCTTGTTGTAACATAATTAACTCATTCAAATACATACCCTGTTCAGGCATACGCCTTGCTAATTCTTTGTGTGCAGGACATACTCGTGTATCTTGACCTACTATTAAACTATACTTAAATTGTTGACCCATACGTTGTTCAGCTATTTTATATCCTCTTAACCTACCTTCATTAGCTATTTGACTTATTTCAGTTCTTGCTATTCTTGTAAGTTTGTAAGTCTCTCCAATTCCTACTTGACGCATGTTTTGAACGATAACTGGAATGCTGCTGCCTTGTGACACGCCTGCCATTATTGTCGCATTTAATTTCTCTACAAGTCGATTTTGAAATTGATTATAAGCATTGTATAATGCCCCTTCATTCTTTAACAATCTAAGTACTTCTAAATCTTCAGGTCCTAGGTCAGGTGCCTTAGCTGCCGTTTTCTTTATTCCTCTTATCTCACCATATGCTGAACTATAACCATTCTTAAATGCAAAGTCCATGTCATCCATTATTGCATCACGCATACGCTTTGCTAACATTATTGCAATATCATCAATTTGTGTGCGCAATTTGTCGTAAGTTCTAACTTTTTCTAACTGTTTAAGTTCTTGTATAAGGACTCTTCTGAGTTCTCTAGCTGCCGATTCCATGTATCCAGATGTTCTTTTAGCTCCTCGGCCTCCAGCGACTCCTGAGAACTGCTTCGAAAATCCTGACGCACCACCTCTGATTGTTGAGGAAGTACTAAGTTACCTTCACCATCCAAATCCATCTCCACTCCTACATTCTGCATCTGGGTTAATATCTGAGCTTTCAAATTCATATTGTTCAAATATTTCGTTTCATCCTTTTCATTAATGTCGTTAAATCTAATCTTCCATGTGTCTACTTCCATAAGTTTCAACAATGGTTTTAGGAAACCCATCTCTACACATTGCTGCGTTTCCCTGATAGTCCTGTCAAATATTGTAATCTGCTCGCCTTCTGAATTAAGTCCACCCACTCCTGCCATTTGACCGACAACTAAAGGCATGACTCCATACGAACCGTTTATGTCGTTGTTAATACGGTCCATGTAAGGGAGCATCATCAACTCATCCATGTTAGGCATAACTGGTACAAACTTCGCTGTAGAGCTTGCATCCCTACTACTTAAGATAGGAATAAAGTTCGGATTACGTCTTGTTTCCTCTGCAATGTATTCTCCTAACCTATTCAATGATTCCTCATCGTGGCCAGGCACGTCCAAGAAACCTTTAGGTGGCCTTTCCAGTCTATAGATTTTGTTTTGGAATGACTCTATGGCCAATGCTGTTTCGATTTTTTTGGAAAGACCTATAATTGGCGACTGCCCATACAAACGAGCATTTGCACTGTATTTGTTAAAATGTATAATCTCATCACGAGCAAACGGTATCTTACCATCCTCGCTTTCATAATAGTAAGCCATATACTCTAATTCTACACCAGTTTGTGGATTTACTGTGCCTTCCATAAACTCCCGAGTCACTGGGTCAAACCTGTCTTCTTCTACAAATCTACCATACTCATCTACATGAAATCGCATGTGCTTTGCATCTTCTACCCAAAGCTCTTTGACAACTTTGTTACTTACCTTGCCTTCACCATCTGCAACTCGGTCATAAACAATACTTACCCAACAATCATCAAACACTTCTAACTGACGTATCATTGCCTTGAAAAATTCTGAACCTGTCATATCGCTACTTCCATTAGTAGGATTTATTAACAACTTTTCAACCATTCGCCTCTGCTCTGGGTCTCCTTCCTTACCAATAGCATGGTACTCCCATCCTTTAGCGACCGACTGTGATGCTATCCTTGTAATTACAGTACGTAGATGAGAATATCTATCAGCTAATTGTTCTAAATAAAATTGGTCAACTTGCGGAAGTATAGATTGACGATATGCCGTATCTGTACTTACACCTGAATAAACTGGAGTCCTAGCATCCTTAGAAACATCTGCCGTTGCATCTTCTAAAAATGCATCTATGCCTGTTGCTTTTCTAACAGGTTTGCTTCTGAATCTGTCAAATATTCCCATTAAATTCTCCTAGATTCCAAGACATGACGGTGCCTGTGTATATAGTCTTCGATAACTGGTTCTAACATCTTCGATACTGGCGTCTCCTTGACCTTTGCCAATGTCTTTAAGTTTTGTTTTGTCTTAACTGAGATTCCCCATAATTCCATTCGGGTTCCAGAGCTGGGTGAACTTGTCATCTGGATTCCCAGTGAGTCTGCTTGGTATATATGTCTTTCTGTAAGGGAGATATGTCCTGCCTTACATGTAATCCCATCGAGTAAAGACTAGCCGTTTCTTTTCCAAAACATGCACACATAACTCACACATCCATAGCGCCATGACTGCATCGGGCGTATGTCCTTCTAGCCTTCCATGTTTACCATAAATCAACCTACTCAAACCATCAACAAGTTTTCTCATTCCAGGTTTGGAACTCTCTCTGGCTTCCTTATTCCAAGGTATGAAATATTTACCCTGTTCCATAGCCAACGCAATCCTAGGAATACCAACATCATGCTTGTGTTTCTCTCTTCCTGTGTTGTGACCTTCAACTGGCATACCATCTAACTGCTTTGCAGTATGTACAACCAATCTCTGATAACCATTCGACTCTACCATAATCTTATCTGGCTTAAACTTGTCAGCAAGACTCTTCATCGTAACAACCTGTGCCTCTAACCAACCCGCACCCTTAGCTCTTATCTTACCACTCCAACAATACAATACCTTGCGCTCTAACGTAACTCGATTGTAAGCCATTACCACATAAGCCGTCTCGTCATTCTGACTGTCCATTCCTACTGCTAAATCAACTCCCATAGTTACAAACCAATCCTGACCACGCTCTGGCAAACCCATCTCCATGCCTTCTTTCAAACATGGCTTCAAAACTTCGTGAGGTATAACTGCACTCTCTGGGTCCAATGGATTTAACATATACTCAGACTCAAAAGCCCGACTTCCCATTGTCTCTCGCTCTTTGTCTAACCTTTCTTGGTCCCAATACTCTGGCCAACGTGGAGTACCATCCTCTAACAAAGCAGGATGACGAACTGAGTTCCATTGACTGTTCTGCTCAGCCCAATCTGTAGCATCTCCTACCCTTTTCTGTGTTCCTACCAATAACATCTTTGCCTTAGGCAATCTCATAGGCATCACGACCCTCTTAATGTAGTGAATTACCTTCTCATCAGTCATGTTAGGAAACTCTTGTAAGATATCATCCAGAATAATCATGTGAACGTGAGGACCTTCCAATGCTTTACCAATACTTGCAGCATGAACTCTGCTCCCATTGTTGAAATACTTAGCACCTTTACGCCAAGTTACCTTATCATCCTCATGTTGTGATTTCATAAAAGAATTAAGACGCCAAGAACGCCGACATATTTCTTCAAACTGTTCTAACTTATCCCAAGCCTGTTCCAACGTTGCTGACAAATAAAGCGCACGGTAATTTGGCTGCATCGCCATCTGATAAGCCAACGCACTCAATCCCCAAGACGTCTTCAAGTGACCTCTTGCACAAATTATCGAAGTATGTGTGCCTGCCTCAAAAGCATCTGCCCACTCTGCATGCATCTGTCCTAAAGGGACATATTCTCCAGGCTCCATCTCCATGTAATGACGCAATACATCGTCAATAAACGCCTCTAAGGTAAGAGGTGTACTCTTTAATGTGTTTAAAGCACCACTAATCGCTAAGTTCAGCAGCTTGTCGTCGATTCCTTTTTTCGATTTCGTCATAGTTAAGGCTAAATTCTATCATTTTTGGCGGCGCATCATAGAAATCTATGAACTGTACCAACGTTTGCATGTCCTCGGTCTCTTTTATAACTTTGCCATCCTTGAAAATACGAATCATTCGTCTAATTCCCTCAACCAACGCTCTCCATCAAAAGTGTAAATGTCAAAATGCTCTTTATGCTCAAACCTAGGTATCATATAACACTTAGATACCTTATCATCACTGTCATAATGTGTTTCTCCCACTGTTTTACTAGGAAACTTCTCCGCTAATAATAAATCCTTAAGCTTTTCAGTCTCTATTAACCAAATCTGCTTGTCCGATACATTTACTAAGTAATAAACAAAGTACTTTGCCTTCGTAACACTAATCCCACTAGACTTGCCACGACATTTGTACTCTATTGCCATGTTTCCTGACCCTCCTTTGTCCCAATCCTGCTCCCAAAGGTCAGTTTTAAC